CCAAACAGAACACACAACGACCACAGGGAACGAGCATTTTCTCGTCCTCTGTTTGCTGAATATCCGTTGCAATTCTTATTGGTGTAGGACAGCGCATGTTATAGTCTTATTCCGCCTCTGGAGACAGTGTAATACTTAGATCGCTTTCCGGATTTCCTTTTTTTGCCGTAGCTTCTTCTTCGTTTCATTTTTTGAATTTTTTAATTAATTGTTCTAACATTGTACTTAATGGTACTCCTGCCTCATTTGCTTGTACGGCTAGGGTCCTTAACAGAGGGTTATCGGATTGATATATACCGATTTTAGCTAAATCATTTCTATTTTTTTTAAAATCGTTTTCCAAATCCATTTGTTTTATTTGTCGTGGATTATTAAAATTATATTGCCATTCTTTTTGCTTGTTATCCAATTGGTAATTATAAAGACTTTCGTCTAGTATTGAATTTTCAAGCATTGCCCTACCTTTTGCATAAGGTACTTTTGGTGCTTTTAGTGCATTGTCTATAGTTTTAGACAACGCATCTTGTCTTATTGATTCATTCTGAGCCTTTACATTAGCAATCTGATTTTTTCTCATATTCATATTTTGAAAATTTCCTAATACTTCGAGAATTCTCTCAGGTTTATAACCTGAGTAATCAATATTAGGTTTTTCATAGCTTGCGTGTCCTTGTTGAGTTCCTGCATCTCCTTGACTATACATTAAGTTTGGATTTAGCCCAGCTTCTTTATATCGATTCATTTGTGATAATGCTGAATTATATTGATTTTGTAAATCAATCATTTTTTTCTCCATCTCGAATTGATATTTTGATAATTCTATATTTGCTTGGTTAGTTTTGTCTACTTGCCAAGCTCCAGTAATCTTATCGAAAGCTGTTCCTATCTGATCCCCTATATTGGAATCGTTTTTCCATTTACTACCAAAACCCATCCATGGTGCTCTTTTACCCATTATATGCCCATAAGGATTTGTAGGTGTTATGTTTGGTGAGTAGGATTGATTATCTCGTCTTTTTGGCATGATTTTTTATATTTTTTATGTAAATATATGTTTATTTTTTGAACTGACGGTGTCAGTTAGCACTAATATATCAAGAGGAATTAGTGCGATGCTCCTTCGTCGCGTTTCCCTGCGCGCACGCCTCCATTCCCGGGCAAGGTCGGGAGTACCCTCACCAAGCCCGTTATGGAGGCTTCCTTCGCGCGTAAGAAGTAGTATGCTTCGCATGTTTATTATTTTTCGTTCGGTGTACCTCACTTATCCTCAAAATAAGGTTCAGGGTAAAGGATTATCCTGCGTTCCTTGCTTCGCTTTCGTTCCTTCGCTTGCTGTATCTCTTTTTTTATCCTCGTCCTGATCCTTATTTTCGAGGTTTTTCGCGGAATTTTTACTTTCCGCTAATTGTTTTTGTTTTGTTGATAACTTTTGCTTTTTTATTTCAACTTTCTTTTTAAGATCGTCTATATCTGTAAGATCACGATCTGGTTTAACTAACGTATCGTAGCCATCTTCATAGATGTCTTCTCCGATGTAATTTGGATTTTTTCCTATTTCAGGAAGAGTTCCGTGAGAGTATTTTTCCAACAATTCTTTGATTGTATAAGCCTCATTTGGAATTGTATTAACAACCCCGGTGTTTTTCTCACCGGGTTGTTTTTTGTAGTTATATTGAGTTTGAATGTGTATCATTATGGTAGTATTGAAGGTATGTTGTAGTATGGAATTGGTCTCACCGCTTTTATTCGGTTATATATTTGACACCAAAATTTGTCCGTTTCTCCTTCGTCCAGGACTGCGAATATCCTTTCTGAAGGGTCTGCTTCGATGAAGCTGGTGTCTAAAGTTGGCAGAGCATCAAATTTTCGTCCTAAGTGCCAAAATTCGAGAGTATCCTTAAAATCTCCGTGTACGGACGATTGTTTGTACTTGTATTCTGCAAATCTTTGCTGATATCCCCATGTTTCCTCATTTTCTCCGGTTTCGTTTCCGTCAAAATAGATTTCTTGGTTTAATATTGCTTGTTCACCCATGTTTGCGAATTCTGGAAAGTACCAATCGAATTTATCAAATTTAGTCCATTTTCTTTCCAGCCCTTGCTGATAGGCAGTTCTTGGAAGAATTGACATAATTCCAATTACTATACAATGTTCCTCGAATGTTTTGCTGAATGTATTTGAATTGCCAACGCTAATACCGTGCCCTGCCATTGCTCCTTGTGGTTGTGTAGCCGTAGCACTTGTGTTTAAAACTTCTGACATTACAACTGGTTGCTTTCCACCACCTAAATATTCTGGTCGTTGTAGGCGAGCATCTGATGAGCGCACTCCGAAGTGCGAAAAAATTTGTTCTACGTAGCGTGAACCACCACGTGCGTTTTTTTCTAGCCATTCTTGTAGTTTTATTGCGGTTCTTAATGAATTTATGTCTAAAGATATTTCCTCTGCTAAATTTTCTACTCTTGCAGCACCATCAGTTGTTAGAAACATATTAGAGGAGGAATTAGCATTCAATACATTATTTCCACTTGGAGCGGATCCATCGTCCTGATAAACTTTTGAAGTAGGGAGATATTCAATATCTACTGGTGCACCTGCTGAAACTCCTCTTTGCGCCCACGGAAGGGCAGATGTGAAATAGTCTTTTTCCCATGCTCTTTTCCTCATTGTCATCAATCTTGCTCTTTCCGGTGCTCCCGGATTATCAGATGTAATTTCAAAATCCACTGGTTCCGTTAAATTTTGATCTCTATAATATTCATTATAAATCATTTGGTAGGCTCTAAATGGTAAAGCTGAAACGTATTGCGTTTCGGGATCTACAAATTCAGATAGATCTGGTAATCCCAAATGATCAGCTAAGGATCCGGGTGCAGTTAAACTTTGTTCAACTTCTGTTAATGTTAATTTTGGAAAGCCGGGATCTTGTTGTCCGTCTTCGCCACCAGTTATGAATTCTTGAAATTCATTCCATACCAGACGTACAGGTACTGAGAAAAAGTGAGTATATACATTTACCCGGTGCATTACGGGTGCAATCATCGGAGCGACCCGCATCATTATTTCTGAATTTACCGTGAATTTATCTCCCGGTAAAATATCCTCGCACAAAATAGGTATTAAATTTCCCATATTTGCCGTAGTTTTTCTTTCGTGTGATAAATCAAAGACTGATTGTTTAGGTCTTTGAATTTTAATTGTATCAAAAATGTTAGATTTCATAGTTTTGAGTTTTTTTGAATTTTAAGTGTGATATTTTTTCTTTTAGTATCAACAGAATTGTCAATATAGCTGTAATATTTATTACCCAGATTTTCGATCCTTTTGATTTCTCTGAGTTCAGTATTAACAAGCCTTTCTTGATTTTTTTTGCTGTATGTATTAATTTCATCTTTAGTGAATATTTTATATTTATAATACCTCGGCATTTTTTGTATATATCCATTACTCCTAACGTAATCTACTTGGCTTTCCTTATGATATTTAGAATGTGAATCTAAATAACCTGCGCCAATTCCTGGACGTCGGGACATCAGGGCGAAAGGTTTTTCGGTGCCTGGGACAGTCATTTCCTTGTTTATCATATACTTTGTCGTATAATGGATCGAAGACTGGGTTACAGTACCTATTGCTATATGTCCGTTTTTCCATATTTTCTCAATTTCATTAATTACTTGTGGAATAATGTTAAATATGATGGTGTGATAATGTGGTCTAAGAGTTTTAGCTCCGTACTCTCCTACTAAATAATACCTAATTTTCTGTTTAAACGTTGTTTTAAGCATTATTTCACTATTAGTGAGGATATAGTCTTGCTTTTTGCGTAAACGCTTTAAAAAGTCTTGAACGTCCTTTTTATGTAGTGTTGCGTTATATTCTCCGATTGGTACATGTTCATCATCATAAGTGAGGGTTAAGAAGTAGGCAGAATAAGAGTTTTTTAATTCTTGCATTATTCTATAGGTCCATTCTGCCCGTTTTTGCTCCAAACAGAACACACAACGACCACAGGGAACGAGCATTTTCTCGTCCTCTGTTTGCTGAATATCCGTTGCAATTCTTATTGGTGTAGGACAGCGCATGT